TTAGAGCCTGTTCCAGGCGCTGGCAACAGCCTCGGATGCGAGGTAGTGGCGGCGGATGATGGCCTCGGCGTCGGCGGCGGAGTGGCCGGAAATCGCGGCGATGTCGGCGATCGAGAGCCTTGCCTCGTGGTGCAGCCAGGACATTCCGGTGCCGCGCAGATCGTGAAACGTCACGCCCCTGATGCCGAGACGGGCCATTTCCTTGCGCCAGCTGGCGCGGAAGCCGGTCGATGTCCAGCGCTCGCCGCGGGAATTGACCAGCACCGTGGCCCGGCCTGTCTCGCGCGCATCCTCCAGAATCGGCATCAGCATTGCCGCGGGCGTGATCCGCACGCGGGCGCCGGTCTTGCCCTGCCGGATCCATGCCCTTGTGCCATCCCATGCGAGCGTGGGCATGGTGAGGCAATCGCCCTGGCGCTGCAGCGTGGTGAGCGCCATCACCATGGCGGCGCGGATGTGCGGGCGGGCGCTTTTCAGCACGGTGTCGATCGCGGCGCGTGGCCATATGATATCCGCCCTCGATCCCGCATGCAGGCGGCCGACGCGCTCGAGCGGGTTGCGGGCGATCAGCTCCCGGTCGGCGGCGAAGGCCAGAATGCTGGCCAGCACCGCCATGTGATAATCGGCCGAGCGCGGGGTGGCGCGCATCGTGTCGCGCCAGTCGATGAACAGGGTTCGCGCGCCGCGGGCCTCGATTGCGCGGGCCGGCATGTCGCCGAACTCGGCGCGGATCACGCCCTCGATCCGCTCGTAGTCGGCCCGCGTCTTCGGTTTCAGCCTGGTGAAGGATGCGCTGGCGCGCCACTGGTCGATAATGGCGGCAAGAGTGCCGGGCTTGCCTTCTGCCGGGCGGCTGGCCATGGCTCTCGCGTATTCGCGCATATAGGCCGGGCTGTCGGGTTTGGCATATAGCCGCGGGCCGGAGCGCCAGGCGTAGTGGTATTCCACGCTCTTGCCTGCAGCGTTGGTGATCTTAATGATGTGCACGCCCGGCAGCTTTGCCACGTTTTGCCTTCCATTTGTCGAGCGCCGATTCCGCGCTGTCTTCGGCCTCGTTGTCAAGCCGTCCCGCGGCCCCATGGCCGGGCGGGAACATGACGAGCGCGCCGTCGGGCTCAAACCGGACGGCAAGGCCGTGCAGCTCGGCCAGCCGCGCCGCGTCCTGCATCTCCACGCGGGTGAAGGTGCGGGCCTTCTTGCGGACTGCTTTGCGGGGGGCGGGCGCTGTCATGGCTGATCGTCCAGATAGAGGCGAAGCGGGCCGCGCATGAAACCGCAGACCACCGGCCGTGGTGTGCCGTCCGGCATGTGCCCGGAATAGAAAGCGTCCACATCCGCGTCGGCCTTGGCGATGATCTGTTCATCGGTGGCTGAACGGTCCACCATGAAATTGCCGACAAGGAAACCTTCCTTGCCCGGGTGCTCCACACGATAGGTCACCCAAATAAATGGCGAGATGGCCGATCCCGTGCTTTCCGCAAATTCGTCAACGGTCATCCGATTTCACCTGATGCCAGATCGTGAGGGACGGGCGGGAGTGGATCCTCCGGTCGGGCCGGAGGATGACGAGGGGCGGGGAAGCCGTTGTGCTTGACGCCGTCGAGCAGGCGGCCGGCGCGCTTGGTGCCGACGTTCTGGAATGCGAAATGCTCAAGTTCTTCCCGGATGGCCCACAGGCCGCTATCCCATTTCCGGTCCTTGTCCATGTCGTCAGGGAAAAGAGCGAGGCCATCCTCGCTGTCGCCATTTTGTGCCTTCCAGGTCGGGCCGTGTTCCGGAGCCCACGGCAACCAGTCACCCCACTGCTTGAAGAAAAACGGCACCCCATTTTCCGTTCCCTGTCGGCCTTCGGCCTCCGCGCCTCCTGGTGCTGCGCACTGATCTCGGAGGTCGCGGGCCCAGTCGGGATGCATGGGCCGTGCGCCTGCCTTGCTCTCGCCGCCGACGATAATCCAGTCGAGACCGCGGCCGGATTGCGGAGGGAACAGCGTTCCCTTCGGGCGTCCGCGTCCGTTGAACTTATGGCTTCCGGTCCATCCGCCTTCGGCTCCGCATTCAGGGCATGTGCTGAAATACCGGCCAGCAAAGTATCCGCGGCAGGAGCTGCATTGCCATGAAATGGACAACCACCGGCGCAGATCAATCGGGCCCAGCAGCGGTTCGGCGCTTACGAAGCGGATCGCGGCCGGGGTGTCGAGAAGAAGCGGGATGCGCTCGTCGGCGCGGGTCTGGTCCTCGGCGGATACGCCAAGCCAGACGTTGGAAAGTCCGCCATAGATCGCTTCGATTGCAATCTCTCGATAGTCCATTGCTCTTGCAGGATAAGTGGTCTTGATAGCGCCTGCGCTTTCACTTTCATGCTCCAGCATGATGTCAACGGCGTTGCCTCCGATATTGCCGGCCAGCAGTCTCGAACGGCTGTCCACATAATCCCGCATCCGCTCCGGCCGTTTCGTCAGCACCTGGAAGGTGTGCTGCGGGCAAAGCGCCATGACGGCAAAGATGCGGTCGATCACCTCGTCGGGCACGTTTTCGTGAAACAGGTCGCCATGGGCCGCGACGAACACCATGCGCGGGGTTTTCCAGCCGAGCGGCTGGGTCAGCCATTGCTCGTTGATGCTGATCCTGCCGTTCCACACCGGCCCGGCCTTGCCCATGGTGGTGAGGCCCTTGCGGCTGGGGTGGTTTTTGAGCCGTGTGCCTGCAAGCTTCATCGCGTAGCAATTGGTGCAGCCAGGGGAGACGACGGAACAGCCGGTGACCGGGTTCCATGTGGCATCGGTCCATTCGATCGAGGATTTTTCAGCCATGGTCAGCCTTTCCGAAGCAGGTTTGCGGCAACGCCGAGCGCAATGGTGAGCGCCATGGCGGCGATGATGGCGCGATCGGCGGGTGTGAGTTTGGCGGGGCGACGGGTCACTCGTCGTTTTCCTTGTCGCTCTTGACGATCGACAGGCCTGGCCTGGACGGCTGAAGCGGTCCGCGGTCCCCGTCATCAAAACAGCCGACATGATCGCCGCGAAGCTGCGCCCGCACGTGTTCGACGCCAATTGTCACATCCATCCGGTAAACGCGGTCATCGGGGCAATGATCATTGACCTGATAAAATTCAATCGGCTGATCGGAGTAAATCAACCAGCCGCCATCCTTGGCGACGTTGACGACGATACGGTTCGAACCGCTCATCACACCCTCGCAATCTCGTGGTGGCGTTCGGCGGTGTCGAGCGCGCGATAGATGCCGTGGGTGGTGACGCCGGCAAGGGCAAAGGCCAGGGCGGTCAGCAGGATGATGCCGGCGCGGGACATGGGCGGGCATTTCGTGGCGGCGAAGCGCTCGCCATCAAATCGAAGATGGGTGACCTGTGTCATCAGGTGAAATCCTTGGTTTATGGGTGCGACGATGCCGGGGAAGCCAAACCTGCGGACCATCGGGAACTCAAAAAAAAGCGCCGGTACGCAAAACAAAACCGGCCAGGCGGGGATGAAACGCATCCCTCAGGGTAACAGTCACAATCTCTGGGAGGTGACGGCTGAAGTAGTACACAATGCACCCAATGCGGTCAATCATAAAATGGTACAAAATGAACCACTATGAAAAACGCACCGCCGAAATGGGTGCGTTTTGTGCGAATCACCAAGAGCGGCCCGTGCGGGCCATGGCCTGCCGGGCGGAAAAGGAGAGCGTGATGGGGAAGACGTCGGGGCGCGATAGCGGCGAGGGGCTCATTGCCGTTGGCCGGATCATGTGTGACGAGGCCGCTACCGTGCATGTGCGCGCCGCAGAAAGCGGCGTGTGGCTCGCGGAGAAGGATCAGGCCATGAAAAGTTCAGTCAGTGTTCACGAAGCCTTTGAACAGCGTCTGAGCGAAGCTCATCGGCTGATTTGCCGTCACATGCGGACAGGGCTTCCTGCAAAACCAGAATTGCGCGTTCGTATATCGCCTGCTGTGTTTGCCGCATGGAAGCGTCGGGTTGCGGTGGGATCCGAACGGTTATTCGAACTCCATTCATGACTTCATGACCTGCGATCTCGTCAGCAAACGCTATCTTGAGTTTGCCAATAGTGAAGTCGTCGTAAGGCACGATGGATTCCCACTCAAACCACTCGTGGTTCAGTTTGTCCTTCATGGTGGCATCTTTCCTCAGGCTGGCTTATCCGCCTCCGGGGTCTGCTCGGCCGTTTGCGGCGGGCAGGTGAAGCGGAACTCATATTGGGTGTTGAGCAGCTCGTAGCCGTTGTCGATGGTGCAGTGGGCGCGGCCTGTCCGGTCGAGATGTTTTCGCGCGGCGGCCTCGTGGCGCTGCTCGGGGGTTTGCACATCGGCGAGCCCGAAGGTCGCCCCCTTGACGAAGCCCTGACCAAATGCCTTGCCTATGCTGGTGGTGGTCATCAGCCGGTCACGCTGAGGATGCTCGAACACCCGGTAGGTGTCGTCGCCCATCGGCACCTGGGTGACAGACCGGATGTCGTAGCTCATCGCATCCTGCAGGCCGCCGGGCCTGCCCCCGCAGGCGGCAAGGCCGAGTGCTATCACCGGAACGAAAAGAACCCTGACATGCATGCGCGAAACCTCCCCTTGCCGCTGCCGCCTGCAGCCGCTGCTTGCAGGCTATGGCGATTTCTCGCGGGAGTCAAAACGTACCGGTTTACATGTCGAGCACGGTGCGGCGCACGCGGCCGATCACCTTGACCATGCCCTGAAGCTGCGGCGGGTCGATCGCGTCGGTGGAGGCCGGGCGGAAGGGCGGATCTTCTGCCGGGCGGTAGCGCTTGTAGGTGGCGGCGCCGGTCTCGTCGGCAATCACGTAGCAGCCATTGGCGACGAGCCGCCGGTCGCGCCGGTTGACGAAGATGATCGATCCGGGCGGGGAAACCCGGTTCATGGATTCGCCCTCCACGCGCAGCGCGATCCAGTCGCCATCCGGCAGGTCGAGCGTGGAAATGACCGGACAGTCGTCAAGGTCGGTGATGCCGTCCTGGCTTTCGATTTCGCCGGCGCTGACCCAGGTGACGAGCGGCACATCCACAGGCTGAAGCATCTCGGGGTCGACGTCGTCGGGCTGGCCGGTGCCCATGAAAAGCCACTCGGTGGAGACCCCGAAGGCCCGGGCGTATTTGCGGGCGTCTTCAAGCCCGAAGCTTGTTCGGCCTGAGTCGTGAGATTTGTAGGTGTTGTGATTCCATCCAAAATGGGCGCTGACCTTTTTGGTGCCGCCAATTTTTGAGCGCAGCCGTGCTTGGACCAACCGGTCTGCGCGCTGCTGCCTTTCCGCGATTTTGTCAGGGTTCATCAACATGGCGCAAAGTGTACCTCGCACCAAAGGTGCACTGTGTAACAAAACTTGTTGACAGTAAGGTGGTCCACAATGTACCCATTTCGCCCATGACCCACGCGGACCTGATCAATCTCTGGCCCTCGCTCTCCGCCTTCGCGGAGGATCTGGGCGTGCAATATGTGACGGCGAAGGCCATGCGGCGGCGCGTCTCGGTGCCCGCCGGCTACTGGCTGCGCATGATCGAATGCGCTGAGACACGCGGCATCGAAGGCGTGACGCTGGACGTTCTGGCGCGCGCTGCGGCCCATGACGAGGTTGGGCCGCCCGCCGAAGGTGAAGCCAACCCGGAGGCCGCACAATGACCGGACGTTACATCGGCCTCGATCGGGGTGAAAATGAAATTGCCGTCGGGGCATCCTCCTCCCGTCCCGACGGCGATGACGCCGGACAGCCTGACCTCGGGGCCACCGGCAAACCGGGCGCGGTGCAGCCTCCGCCCGCACCGCGCCCGGAGAACGATCTCGTCACCATTCACATTACACAGGCAACAGCGGTGATCCTGTCGGCGCTTGCCGCCGAGCGCGGGGTGAGCGTTGGCGGAATGGTGACTGTTCTCACGGTTGACGCCGCCGAGGCGATAGGCCTGGGGCGGCTGGCGCGGGATCTCATCGATGACTGATTTTCTTCTCACGCTCGGTATTGCCTGGTCGCTGCTTGTGCAGGCGGTGGCCTGTGGCGTGCTGATTGCCGACACCGACTGGCGGCGCCGGGCCGACGTGCTGACCACGCTGTTTGCCGTGCCGGGTGTTCTGGTTGCCGTTGTGGCGCTTGTTCTGATGGGCCGCGCGCCCGCCACTGACCTGGCGATGGCGCTCTGGACCGGTTTTCTTTCATCCGTATCCGGGGGCATCTGACCATGCCCGACCGGAAAACACCTCATTCTGTTTCTTGTAGAGGTTTGCCCCATGTTCAACTCCGTTTCCCTTGCCGATGGCGGGGGCCAACCGTGGTTTCAACCAACCACGGAAAGGCCCGTCATGTCCGGTATTTCGAGCGCCAAGTTTGGCGGAAATTCAACCAAAATTTGTGTCTCACGGGCCGCACCACGCCCTTCGGGCGCTGGCCCTGCGACGGCGCGCGAAACGGTTCGCGACGTCCGGTCGGACGCTTGGCCTGCGGCCGGGGCGGATGCAGCGACATCTCATGTGGAGGCGGTTTCGGTTCCGGGCGAAGCCCGCAAGCCCGACCGGGCGCCGGCGCCAGTGCGCCGCCCCGCCGGAGCGCAGGGCGAAGCCCGCTCGCGCGTGAGGCCCGAAACCCGCTGTTTCGACAGCCAGGGCTTCGTGCGCTTCCTTCGCGCGGCGTTTCCGCAATCGCCGGCGCAGCACCTGGCGCATCTGATCGGGTGTCCGGCCTCGACTGCGGAAAAGTGGCTGAGGCGCGAGGGCGCGCCCTCGGCACAATATCTCGCCGCGATGATTTCGCTGTTCGGCCCGGCCTTCGTGGCTGCGACGGTTCAGCCTTCCCCGGACTGGGCAGCCCGCGCCGCCCGTGACCAGAAGCGCGCGGAGCTGATCCGCGCGCTCGATGAATTGAACGACTGACGCCGGGCAGGGCCATGCCGCCTCCGGCACGAGCTGGAGGATGTGATGGCGGAGTTCGATCCCTATGCCGCGCGACAGACTGTTGCTTCTGCCGGGAAGGGTAAGGGTCCGCGGCCGAAGGAAAGGGCCGCGACCGAAGCGCTCGCCGAAGACAAGCCCGCGGTGCATGTGAGCGACGGCGGCAACACCGCACGTGAACAGCTGCGCTCATTTGTCGAGCGGATCGAGCGGCTTGAAGAGGAAAAGAAGGTGATCGCCGACGACATCAAGGATGTCTATGGCGAGGCCAAGGCGATGGGCTTCGACACCAAGGTGCTGCGCCGGGTGATCGCCATTCGCAAGCAGGACGAGAACGAACGCCTGGAGCAGGAGGCGGTGCTGGATACGTATCTCTCGGCTCTCGGAATGCTGGCTGATCGTGAGGGGGGTGAGTGATGCGGGCGATCGACCTTCAGGGGCTCAAGCGCCGGTCTGCCGGAAGCTACGGTGCCCCGCCTCGGCTTGAATGGCTGCCGATCGATCAGTTGGTTATTGACGAGGAATATCAGAGGCCGATTGGGCGGGCGAACCGTGATGCCATACAGCGAATTGCCGACCAGTTTGACTGGTCGAAGTTTTCCGTTGTGGTTGTCTCTCCCATTGGCGGGGATCGCTACGCGATTATTGATGGACAGCACCGAACGCACGCCGCTGCCCTTTGCGGGCTCGACCGTGTGCCGTGCCAGATCCTGCGGCTCGACCGGGCCGGACAGGCGGCAAGCTTCGCCGCGATCAATGGTGCAGTGACCAAGATCACGCCATGGCAGATTTTCAAGGCGGCGCTTGCCGCAGGAACCCCATGGGCCCGCGCTGCGCATGAGGCAGTGGAAAAGGCCGGTTGCCGGTTGATGACCTACAACAAATCGAGCGCGGCGCGACAGGCTGGAGAGGTTTACGGCGTCAACATGATCCGCGACATGATCGAGGATCACGGCGCTGAAACGGTGACTGCCGCCTTGGGCGCGTACCGCCGCGGGGCTTATGGAGACCTGCCGCTGGCTTGGGGTAATGTCTACATCAATGCCTGGCTGCGCGCTGTTGCAACCAGCGACATGATGCAGTGGGGCGATGGCGACCTGATCGATTTTCAGGCGCAATGCGACATTCTCGAACTCGACGACATTGCCGTGGCGGAGATCAGAAAACTCCGACGCGACGGCGAACCTGCGCCCGCGCGGCATGTGCGCCTGACAGGTCTGGTGCTCGAGGTTTGGGACACGTTCACCGAAGGTATGCGGGAAAATTCCCCCGCCGATGAACCTTCGGCGCCCGGACCGGCCATCGCAAACAGTCAGGAGTAACGACGATGCTGCACACACCCGTTCGATCATCCCGGACCTATTCCAACCCCGTCACGGTGGCGGCGCTTTTGCGCACCAACGGATATGCCGCGGTGCGCCGTGCCGGGCTGGTGCCGCCGGAGGTGCTGCGGGCGGTGCTGGATCAGAACCGGATGGGGGTGAGTGCCGACCGGAAGCGTGCGAAGCTTGAAATCTTCGTGCCGTCGGTGCCTTGGCGTGCGCTGAAATTTGCGCGGGCGCACGGGGTGCGGTCGCTGCACCGGGCCGACGAGCAGCCGCATGATGTGCGGCTTGTGGGCGGGCTGATGGCGTGCTGGCGCGGCGGGTTCGACGCGGGGCGCATCGGGACCTCCTTCGGCTGGGACGTGGCCGTGCGGCTCGGGCCGCTCGACCGGCAGCAGATGGATGTTCTCGCCTATTGCATGGGGCTGGACCTTCAGGCGATGGATGCGGCGGAGGCCGCGGCAAGGGATGCCCGGCAGGGCCGCACCGGTTCGCCCGGGGAACGGTGGCAGACGGCGACCGCAATCAGCGCCCGGGTGATGCGGCGGACCTGCAGGCTGTTTGGCGTGACGCGGGCGGAGCTGAAAAGCCGATCGCGCGAAAAGCGGCATGTGCTGCCGAGACATTTCTACTTTCACTGGGCGAAGCGGCTGGGCGATGCGAACGGCCATGTGCTGAGCTTTCCCATGCTTGGCCGGGCCTGCGGCGGGCGCGACCACACCACCGCCCTGCACGGGGTGAACACCTGGCCGGACAAGCGCAACCTTGCGCGGGCGATGCTCCGCGAGAGGGGGCGCGGATGAAAGAGTATCCTGCCCTTCCGCTGCACCCGCTGTGCACGCTGTTTCCGCCGATGGATGACGAGACCTTTGCGGCTTTTGTTCAGGATGTGGCCGACAACGGCGTGCGCGAGAAGATCGTGACGCTGGACGGCCATGTGCTGGACGGGCGCAACCGGCAGGCCGCAATGGCCGAACTGGGGCTCGATCCCGAAGGGCACTACGAGGAATTTTCAGGCGACGATCCGCTCGCCTTCGTTCTGTCGAAAAACCTTGCGCGGCGGCACCTTTCCACAAGCCAGCGTGCGGCGGTGGCGGCGCAGCTGGTAACCTGGGAAAAGGGCATGAACCAGCACACGGCCAGCAAGGGGGACGGTCAGGGCGAAGGGTCTGCAAATTTGCAGACCCGGCAGGCGGCACGCGCGCTTTCGATTTCCGAACGGGCGGTTGCGGCGATGCGGGCGATCCGGCGCGAAGGCTCGGCCTCGCTGGTGGATGCGATCCGCGACGGCAGGGTGAACCTGCACCAGGGCGAGGCGCTGAAGATGCTTCCCGATACGGAAGTGCAGCGGCTGCTGAAAGCCGGCGACCGGGCGGTGATGGAGACGGCCAAGGCGCTCAGGACCGAAAAGATGAAGGCTGCGCGCGAGAACCGGCTTTCGCTGATGTCGGCCATCTCGGCCAAAGGGATTGAGCGCGCAGCACCCGGCACGCTGCCGAAGCGGGCGTTCGGGGTGATCTATGCCGATGTGCCGTGGGAGCAGCTCGGCGACTGGTCGGATGAAACCGGCAAGGACCGGGCCTACCCTTACCCCACGATGCCGCTCGACGACATCAAGGCGCTCTGCGCGGGCGATGAGAGCCCGGCGCTTGATGACGCGGTTCTGTATTTCTGGCGAACGGCCAACCGCCTGCGGCCTGCGCTCGAGGTGATCGAGGCGTGGGGCTTCGAGGCGATCACCGAAATCGTCTGGGACAAGGTGGATATCGGCATGGGCCGCTGGGTGCGCGACCGGCACGAGGTGCTGGTGATCGCCAAGCGCGGCGCGCCGCCATGCCCTTTGCCGGGAACCCAGATCGACAGCGTGCAGACCGAAAAGAAAACCTGGCATTCGGCCAAGCCTGATTTCGCGCGGGCGATGATCGATGTCCAGTTTCCCGGCGTGGCGAAGCTCGAACTGTTCGGGCGGGGCGATGCGCCCGATGGCTGGACGTTCTGGGGTTTTGAGGCGGGTTGTTCTGTCCTCACGCTGTCGCCGGGCGAAGGCCCGGCTGCGCTCCGGACGGGGCCTCGCAAAGGCTCGGACGGGCGCTTGCCCTTGCCGCCTTCGGCGGGGGTGGATGCCGATGGTGCGGGGGACCTGGAAACGGGCGAAGCCCGCAAGGGCAAGCGCCCGCCGCGCGTCGTCGCGCGCGCTCCCCGCGACGCCGAAGGCGCGCAAACAGAGGGCGCAGCGCCAGCCGGTGAAACCGGCGGTGCGGCCCGTGAGGCAAAACCTCTCGAGGTAAAACCATGACTTCCGCGGCGGAAACACGGGCGCGGCTCGACGAGATCCGCGAGCGGCTGGCGGCGGTGCGGGCTGACCGGTGGAGCCATGAATTTGAGCATGATGGCGAGCGGATGATCGTCACCCGCGCGGTGTTCGACCGGGACGGACGGAAGGCCGGCGACGAAGCGCCGGTGGCGCTGCTGACATTCGGCGAGGACGCCACCTACCAGGAGAAGGAATTCATCCGAGAGGCGCGCGACGATCTCAGCTTCGTGCTGGATCTGCTGACAGACGCCGGCCGGACGATCCGGGAGATGCGCGGCCGGATGGACCGGGTGATGCCGGCCGATGACGGCGCGCGGGTGAAGGATCTTGCGGCGGAGGCCGCGATGAAATGCACCGAGGCTGCGTTTCAGCGCTTCCTTGCCGATCGCTGCCCTGATGCTGCGGTCGATCCGGAGCTTTATGCCGATCAGTCCGATTCCGACCTCGCCGCGATACGGCTGAGGCGCGTGCTTGAAATGGAAAGCAGAAGGCAACTCAACACCGACCCGGATGCCGCGCAGCGCTGGCGCGATTTGCGGGCGGACTATCAGGCATGGGGGCGGGGCGATGGTGCCTGAATTTTCACCCGGCATGTTGCGGTTGTTTCTCTATGCGCGGTCCCTGCATGGCGTGGCGATCGGCATCGACCTTGATGTGAAGGCCGCGAAACGGCGGCTGAGAAAGGCCGCTGGCGTGACCTCCGCCGCTTTCGATGTGGCGTGGGGCGGGCGGCTGAACAAGGCCGCGCCACGCCTCAAACTCTGGGGTGCGCTCGGATGCGTGCCGGCGGATCACGGCGTGAAACTGACCGATGACGGGGGGCAGTGCGATGCAGCCGAATAATCCGAAACTGGCGGGCTTCGACTGGCGGCGCTTCGGACATGAACTGTCTCTAAAGCACCGGTCGGACGGGCGCGGCCTGCGCGCCATCGGCGCTGAAACAGGCGTGACGGCAAGCGACCTTTCGCGCGCCATGGGCGGGCAACCGGTGGCGGTGAACAAGGTGATCGCGATGTCCCGCTGGCTCGGCCTGGATATCATGGATTTCTACCTTCAGCCGTTGCTGGAACCAATGAAAACAGGCTGTTGCAGTGGGCCAAACGTGAAACATCGGGAGGCGGCGGAATGACTGAACCCTTGATCATCGACTGTTTTGCAGGCGGCGGCGGAGCCTCGACCGGGATTGAAATGGCGCTTGGGCGCTCGCCGGATTTTGCGATCAACCACGATCCGGTGGCGGTCGCCATGCATGCGGTCAACCATCCGGAGTCCGTGCATCTGTGCCAGAACGTCTACAAGGTCGATCCGCTCGATTATTTCGCGCGCAGGCATATCGGCTTTGCCTGGTTCTCGCCCGACTGCAAGCATTTCTCCAAGGCCAAGGGCGGCGCGCCGGTGCAGCGGAACATCCGCGACCTTGCATGGATCATTCCGGGCTGGATCGAGCGGATCCAGAAATCCGGCGGGCGTGTCGACGTCGTGGCGATCGAGAATGTCGAGGAGTTCCGCACCTGGGGGCCGTTGATCACCACCGACAAGGGGCTTGTGCCCGATCCGGAGCGGCGCGGCGAGACCTTCGAGCTTTGGTGCCGGAAGCTGAAAAAGCTCGGCGGCAGGATGGAATGGAAGGAACTCAGGGCCTGCGACTATGGCGCGCCGACCATCCGCCGGCGCGTGTTCATCATCATCCGGTTCGACGGCAAGAAGATCGTCTGGCCGGAGCCGACGCACGGTGCGCCCGACAGCGAGGAGGTGAAGGCCGGCAAGCTGAAGCCGTGGCTGACCGCGGGGCGCGATGTGATCGACTGGTCGCTGCCGTGCCCCTCGATCTTCGACACCAAGGCGGAGATTCTGCTCAAGCACAATCTCAGGGCCGTGCGGCCGCTGGCGAATGCCACGCAGGCACTGGTGGCGCGCGGCATCCGGCGCTACGTGCTGGACGCGGCGCGGCCGTTTCTGGTGAACCTCACGCACGGGGCGCGGATCGAGGATGCGGGCGAACCGATGCGCACCATCACCGGGGCGAATCGGGGTGAGAAAGCGGTGATCGCCCCGTCGCTCGCTGCGTATTACGGCAAGGGCAATGGCGGCGAAGACCGCAGCGCCGATGCGCGCGACCCACTCAAGACGGTGGTGACCGAAAACCGCCACGCCGTCATTGCGCCATCACTGACCCGGTTCAACTCCGGCGCAACCGGTTCGGGGATGGATGAGCCTGCGCCGACCGTGACGGCGAACAGTTTCAAGAAGCGGCCCGGCGGGGCTGCACCGCTGGGCGTAGTGTCCCCGGTGATGACCTATGCCCAGCAGGGCGGCGCGATCCGGGATCCTGCCGACCCGCTGCACACGGTGACGGCATCGGCCAAGGACCAGAACGCGGTGATCGCGCCGCACCTGATGACCATGCGCAACGCCGGAAAGCCGTTTCAGGGTGCCGATCAGCCTGCCCACACGGTGACCGCCGGCGGGGCGGGTTTGACCTGTGTCGCCGCCTCGCTGGCGCAAACGGGCTATGGCGAGAGGGAAGGGCAGGCGCCGCGCTCGCTCGATCCTGATGCGCCGCTGGGCACGGTTGTGGCGGGCGGTGTCAAGCATGCGCCGATCGCGGCTTATATGGCTCAGCACAACGGGAATGGCGTGATCGGGCGTGCAGCGGATCAGCCGGTTGCAACAGCCACGCAATCCGGAAGCCAGAGCCAGCTGGTCGCAGCCAGCATGCTTTCCATGAAGGGCAGCACACGGCGCGCCAGCCCTGCCGATGAGCCTGCACGCGTTGCCTGCACGGGTGGCGGGCAATCGGCCCTCGTGGCGGCCCATGTGACGCGCCAGTTTGGGGCTTCGGTGGGCCATGCCGGATCGGAACCGACGGGATCAGTCACCGCGGGCGTGAACAAGACTGGCATCGTCGCCGGTGCGCTCACCAAATACTACGGCACGGGTGATGGGCAGGAGCCAGGCGATCCGCTCCACACCGTGACCACGAAGGACCGGTTCTGCCTTGCCACGGCGGCTCTCTCCGCCCCGCCCTTCGCGCCGGAGCATCACGCCCGGGCCCGCGAGGTGGCGGACTTCCTGCGTGCCCATGGCTTCTGGGATGACCGCGAGTTCGTGACGCTGGACGTGGCGCTTGAAACAGGCGTGTCGGTAACGCTGGTGATGGTGGATATCGGCATGCGGATGCTGACGCCGCGCGAGCTGTTCAACGCGCAAGGGTTTCCCGCCGACTACGAAATCGAGCGGGATGCGGCCGGCAACATGTTCTCGAAATCCGACCAGGTGGGCCGCGCCGGCAACAGCGTGTGCCCGCCGCTTGCAGCCGCCATCACGGCCGCCAACGTGCCGCATCTGGCGCAGGCCCGGGAGGCTGCGGAATGAGCAATTACTGTTCGGACGTCGTTTGGAAGCGCGCTTTTGGAGACCGGTCGAAGAAGGCTGTCGCCTCGCGCCTGGCTGACCATGCCGATGATGAGGGGCGCGGTATCTGGCCTTCTGTCGAGCGTGTGGCTGCGCAGACCGAGCTGTCTGAAAGAACGGTCCAGCGGGTGCTGGATGCATTTGTGAAGGATGGCATTCTGATCGTCGTTGACGAAGGCGGGCGCGGCCCGGGGTCCACGCGGCGATATGACTTTGACATGGCGAAGGTCGAGGCCTTGCCGCTCGCCGAATGGGGCCGAAACAAGGGCCGGAAAAAGGGTGACACCATGTCACCCTTGCCTCAATCCAAGGGTGACACCGTGTCGGATAAGGGTGACAACCACGACACGGAAGGGTGTCACCGTGACACCCAAACCCCCATAGAACCATCAATAGAACCATCAAGAGAGAGAGTGCGCGCGAGCGCGGACGATGCAGGTGAGCGGGAAGGGGTGCAGCCTGCCACATCGGACAAGCCCGATGCGTCGACCGTGCCGGGAACGGCGGATTTCGAGAAGCGGGTGATGCGGTTCTGCAACGGAAAGGGATTTGCGGCGGGGCCCTGGCCCGACTGGGACACCTCCTCGCCGGGCTATATCGGCAAGCAGTTCGCAAGGCTCGACGAGGCGGACCGGTGCCATGCCGAGCGGTGGCGCGATGCCTATCTGCGGGATCTCGCCACTCGCAAGCGAAAGCCGGTGCCGGTGGGCGTGTTTATCCGCGACAGGCTTTGGGAGGGTCTCGACCCCGAACTGCTGCTGAAGGCGGAACGGGCGGCGGCGCAGGGAGCCAGGCCTGCCGAACATGCCAAGCCCGATGGATGGGCGCCCTCGATGGGGCCGGTGTGGGCGGCGCTGGTGTTTGCCACGCTGATCAGGGGGCCAGAGCACCCGGAGCATGCGCCGGGTGCGGGTGGGGTGTGGCTGGCGGGAACGGTTCGCCGGGCATGGCCGCAGCTCGCCGGGCTGTTTCAGCTTGCACAGACCAACAGGGGCCTGGTGGCGCCCGAGCGGTTTCATGCGCTCAAGGATGCGATGGAATTCGTGCCCGAGGGCTGCAGCGTCTGGAGCGACTGGCAGGATGAATTCAAGCGCCGCGCATGGCCGGACCTCCCGCGGCGCGACGCGATGGAAGGTCTCTTCATGCCCAAGGACGGTCCGCAGTGTATCGCCGCGTTTGAAGAGGCCCTGGCAGGGCAATCACACAAAACAAGCGAGGCGGCTCAATGATGCACGAGAACAGGTTTCGGGGATCGCGGATCGGAGCGTCATCGTCCAGCCGTTTCGATGAGCGGATGAACCGAATCAGGCTGGGTCACCTTGAAGACGAGGCCGGTCCTGCAGGCGCCGATTCGCCATGGTTCTGTCTTCGTGTGGAATTCGGGCGCGAAATCGCTGTGGAAAATGAGCTTCAGCGGTACAAGATCGAGACGCTGGTGCCGATGCGAAAGGGGCGCGAAAGGCGCATAAGGCACCGTCTTGTGGCTGCCAGAACGGAGCCTGCCATCACCGGATATGTGCTCGTCAGGTTCGACTATTGTCCCGAGGTCTGCGCGGGATTGATGGCGATCACGCATGTGGTCGGGCTGCTTTCCGTGGATGAAATTCCGATCCCCATGAGCCACGAAGAAGTCATGAGATTCAAGGCGAAAGCCGATGACGGCTCGCTTGATTGGCAGCATGACAGCGGGGTGGTGTATCGGGCCGGTGACAAGGTGCGGATTGTGGAAGGTCCGTTCGGCGGGTTTGCCGGTGTCGTGGTGTCGGTGCGCGCGGACGGGCGTGGTGATGCGGTGGTCGAGGCGGATGTGTTCGGGCGCATGACGCCCGTTACGTTGCCTCTTGCCATTCTCGAAAAGCTGTGAGTTTAAATAGTGCCGGGATGATCCGATGATCCTGAGTGAGCCCCTGACCTGACGGTGCGCGATGCGCAGCCCGATGGGAGCGAAGCGATAATGCTTCCGGGTCGGTACGCCGGTCGGACCCCGCCCTGACAGCCTCTATGATGAGGCGATCGATTCAGGGCCAGTGCGCAAGCTATGTCCGAAAGAAACAGATGCAGTTCGACGTTGTTTCCAACGCAGCGGCTTTCACAAAGGGCGTTAAGCGGGTTCGCAATGATGTCCGGTTTGCACAAGCCAAGGCCTTGACTGCCACCGCAAAGGAACTTGTCGGGGTATCAAACAGGCACACGGTGCGAGCATTCGACAGGCCCACGAGGTTCACCCAGAACTCCGCCGCCATGCGGTGGGCAACAAAGCAGAACCTGAAGGCCCGGGTCTTCATCAAGGATATTCAGGCAGGTTATCTCGAACTGGAGGAGGCAGGCGGAACCAGAAAGCCCAAGCGCCAGTTCCTTCCCGTGCCATCGAATGCAAGGCTGAACAAGTTCGGCAACATGGGCCGCAGACAATTGGCCACCATGCTGGCGCGGCCTGATCATTTCATCGCGGAGATCAACGGAACCGTCGGTGTTTGGAAACGAGAACGGCGCGGCGGTCTCAAGCTGATGGTCACCTTCACGCCGACAGCGAAGTACGACAAGCGCTTCCATTGGCGCAGGACCATGGAGAAAAACGCCCGGCGGCTGTTCCCGAACTTCTATGCCCGCGAACTCGACCGAATTTTTCGACGCTGATCGCGCAGTCTCCGATCAATAGCTCGGGTCCTCCCGGCACTTCCACCGCCCGCGGGTATTTCCCGTCCGCGGGCTTTTCCGAATTGTCGGGGCTGGGGCGGGTGTGAGTTTTCATTGTTGTTGTTGTGATGCCTGAGAAACATGATCTGAGCCCTGACGAGCTTGCGGAACTGGCGGTGGAGTTTCCGCTGCCGGACGGGGTCGATGACGTCGTGTTGAACCGGTCGGAGCTGGCCGAATTCTTCAACGTTGCGGCGAACACGATCACGACATGGATCAGCCAGGGCCTGCCGGTCGAGCGGGAAGGGACCAACGGCCAGGCCTACGAATTCCGCGCGTCGCATTGCTATGCCTGGCGCAAGGCGAAAGAGCGGAACGACCACGAGCGGAGTGCCGCGGCGCAAAGTGCAATCCGGGCGATGCGGCTGGCGCTCACTGGCGGCAAGCCCGGCGACAGCATCGAGGCGCTGAGCCCGAAGGAAAAGCAGGAAGCGATCGCGGCGCAGCTCGCCTATGAGCAGTTCCAGCGCGCGCGCAACGAACTGATCGACCGGGGCGAGGTTGCCGACTTGCTGGAGGGAATTTTCTCGACAGTGCGCGATGTCCTGGCTTCGCTGCCCGACACGATGGAACGCGAGAACCTGATTGCGCCATCCGATGCCGAGAAGGTCATCGATCTGTGCGACGGAACCCTAGAAGACATGCGTGGACGGATCACCCGGTTCTTCGAAATCCGGCCTGTGAAGGCCAATGACAAGCAGCCGGGCCAGACGCTGTTCGACGCCTGATTTCAATCCTTTCTCAATCCGACCAACAAACCAGGAGCGGGTCCCATGACTGCACTCTCGATCACGGCTGCCAATGTCCTCGCCGCATCCGGCGCGAATGTGGAGAACGGGGTGGCCGGCGCTGCAATCACCCAGGGCGAGGTTGTTTACCGCAACAGCACCAACAGCAAATACGGGCTTGCCGATTGCGACGCTGCGACTTCCGGTGTGCGCGAGGCTTACGGCATAGCGCTGAATTCGGCTTCCGATGGACAGCCGCAACAGGTGCTCAAGAGCGGCGACATCACGATCGGGGCAACGCTGACCGTGGGGCTTGCCTACTATCTCGGCGCGACGGCCGGCGAGATCGTGCCCTATGCGGATCTGGTCGAGGATGACTACATCGTTTTTATCGGCGTTGCGAAGTCGGCATCTGTGCTTTCGGTATCCATCAACAACACCGGTGCGCAGGTTCCGGCCGCCTGACGTTTCACTGAACAGGCTTGTCCGGAGTGCTTGATCGAAAGCAGATCATCGCCCGCTTCCTGGGCGACATGCCGCCGCCGCCGTTTGCGGATCCATCCTCGATCGTGGCGCAGGCCCTGCCGGCACTGCGTTCTCCGCGGCGAATCGACGTTCCGACCTGGGCCTCGGAAAGCCGTTACATCCGGACCCTTGCCTATTCGGGTCGGTGGCAAAACGATTTTGCGCCCTACATGGTCGAACCTGCAAGACAGGTCACCAGTCGGCGGTATGGGGCTGTGGTGTTTTGTGGTCCGGCGCGAACCGTCAAGACCGAACACCTGATCCAGAACACGATCGGCCACCGGGTCGACTGCATGCCGCGAAACATGCTTGTGCTATGTCCGACGAAGGACACGGCCCGCGAGTTTTCAATCGAGAAGGTCGACGGCATGATCCGGGTCACGCCAAGCGTTGCGGCGAAGCTCGGCAAGGGACGGGGCGACAACAATATTCACGACAAGCGGTTCGAAGGCGGAATGCGTCTGAGGATCGGATGGCCGGTGATCGGTCAGCTTTCCATGTTCGACATTCCCGATGTGCTGTTTACCGATTACGACCGCATGGTCGAAGATGTCGACGGCGAGGGATCGCCCTTCGACCTCGGGCGGAAGCGCACTCAGACCTTCGGATCGCTCGGCATGACAGTCGCGGAAGGATCACCGGGGCGGCCGATCCTCGTGGATGACTGGAAACCGGAGACGCCGCACCAGGCGCCGCCGACCACCGGCATCCTGTCGATCTACAATCGTGGCACGCGCGGAAAGCTCTATTGGCACTGCCCTGATTGCGGGGACCGGTTCCAGCCCTTGTTCGAGCGGCTGCAATGGCAGACCAGCGAATCGGCAGGTCAATCAGCCAAGACAGTCGAGATGGTGTGCCCGCATTGTGGTGGCCTGATCCGTCATGCGCAAAAGGGCGCATTGAACCAGGCCGCAGTCTGGTTGCACGAAACCGATGACGGCGAATTGTGCGAGATCGACGATCCGCGCATCCGGTCAACCGACATCGTGTCCTATTGGTGCGAGGGGCCAGTGGCGGCCATGCAGCCTTGGGACCAGCTGGTTTTGAGGTATCTGCAGGGGCGCGAGGAATTCGACCGCACCGGAGACGAAAGCAGCATCAAGACCACGATCAATGTCGACCAGGGTCGACCGTATCTGCCGCAGGTCCGGACGCTCGGCGAAGGGCTAAACGAGGATGTTCTGAAAACGCTGGCGTTGGCCTATCCGATGTCGGTGGCGCCACGTGAAACGCGCTTTGTCACGCTGTCGGTGGATGTGCAGGGCAACCGCTTCGTGGTGCAGGCGGATGCCTACGGTGTCGGGCTTGAGCGGTGGTTGTTCGAGCGGTTCGACATGCTTCTGCCGCCCGACCATGCCCCGAATGCCGACGGCAAGCGTGCGATCGATCCGGGCCGCTACAGTGAAGACTGGGATGTGTTGTGGGATCTGCTGGAACGGCGCTGGCCGGTGGCGGGCACCGGTTACGGGCTGATGGCGCGGGCGATGATCATTGACATGCGCGGTGCTGCGGGCGTGACCGAAAACGCCTATCGCTTCTGGCGCGAAGCGGGCAAGCGGGGGCTTCGCCACCGGGTGTTCCTGGCAAACAACCAGTCCGGTTTGCAGGGCGACCGGGCGTTTTACTCGGAGCCGGAAAAAGTACTCGGCAACCGGAAGAAAAAGCGCACCGATTTGAGGACGGTACGGATACGCACGGACATGCTGAAGGATGAGGTGGCGCTGGCGCTCACCCGAAAGGAGCCCGGACCGGGAGCCTATCATCTGCCGAAGGACTTGCCGGATCCGGTGTTCGCGGAGTTCTGCGCCGAGCATCGGACCGACAAGGGCTGGGAGCCGCGGCGGTCAGGTCTGCGCAATGAAGCGCTCGATCTTTCGGTCTATTCGAAAGGCCTGGTGATCGTTCTGAAGGGCGAGAAAATCGACTGGAGCCACGCGCCTGCATGGGCCGCCGAGATGCCGGCGAACAATTATGCCGAGGCGTCGATCGATGTGGTGGCCGCAACAGCACCGGCTGCAGATCCTGCTTCGGAGTTATCCGATCCGGCGCCTGCACCTGCACCAAGGCCTCGCCGGGGCCGGCGTGTCTTTTCAAAAGGGATCTGAGCCATGACGGGAATCACGCTGGCAACGGCGCAAGCGCAACTCGATCTCTGGGTGGCGGCGGATGCGGCGGTTTCGAAAAACCAGTCCTATTCCATCGCCGGGCGATCGCTGACGCGGGCCGATGCAGGGACGATCACGGAAAAAATCGACTACTGGCAGCGCCAGGTCGCGCGGCTCTCCGCCCGGGCATCGGGCCGCAGCCGCATACGCTACATTGTGGGTGAATGATCATGCGGATTGCAAAGCCGACGCTCCTGGATCGTCTCATCGGTACGGTTGCCCCGGCGCGCGCGCTCGAACGCCTCAAGGCGCGAACGCTCCTGCAGGCCTATACCGGCGGGAAGGGTGGCTATGCCGGCGGCAAGCGCGACCGGCGCGGCCTTGCCAATTTCATTCCCGAAGGCGGCAGCGCCGATGCGGACCTGTTGCCGGAAGCCGATGACCTGCGCGCGCGTTCCCGGCACATCGCGCGCAACGTGCCTGTCGCGACTGGCGCCATCGCGACCAACAAGACGCACGTGATCGGCGACGGGCTGGCGGTAAAGGCAGCCTGTGACTACTCGGTTCTCGGCATCAGCGAAACGCAGGCTCAGGACTGGAACGCCGCGGCCGACCGTGAATTCCGGCTCGCATGCACCTCGATCGACTGGACAAGGGTCGAGGAGTTCGGGGATTTGCAGGACACGGTGTTCGGGTCGGAGCTTGAAAGCGGGGATGTCTTTGCGATCCGCAGGTTCAGGCTCGATGCGGGCGACAGCTACGGAACGAAGGTCCAGGTCATTGAGGCCGATCGGGTGTGCAACCCCTTTAACGGCCAGGATACGGATCTGCTCCGGGGCGGGGTTGAGCACAATGCGAGCGGGGTTCCGATCGCGATTCATGTCGCGGACCGGCATCCCGGCGATCTTTACAGGAAGCCGGTGAACTGGCGGAGGGTGCCTCTCCGTTACAATGACGGGCGCCGGATCGTCATTCACCTGATCAACCGGTCGCGGCCGGACCAGACGCGTGGCATCCCCTATTTTGCGCCCGTGATCGAAGCCATCAAGGCATTCGGGGATTATCAGGAGGCCGAGGTTCGGGCCGCCGTCGTCTCCGCGATGTTCACGGTCTTCGTGAAGCGGCTTCCAGGCGATGAAGATGCCGGACCGCTCGCGGGTGGTGAAACCGGTTCGGACGAAAAGAACATCGAAATGGGCTCCGGGGCTGTCATCGGTCTCGACGAGGGCGAGGACGTCACAATTGCAAACCCGATGCGGCCGAACCCGAATTTCGACGGGTTTGCGCAGGCATTCCTGAGGCTGGTCGGCGTGGCGCTGGAACTGCCCTTCGAGCTGCTGATCAAGCATTTCACGGCAAGTTACTCGGCATCGAAGGCTGCGCTGGAAATGGCCTATCACAGTTTCCGCAAACGCAGGACCCGTTTTGCGCGCCAGTTCGTGGCGGAGGTGCGGGGCTGGGTCATCGAGGAGGCGGTGCTCACCGGCCGCATCACGGCACCGGGCTTCTTCGATGATCCGATCCTTCGCCAGGCGTGGCTGCGCGCGGAGATCACCGGACCGGTCCGGATCTCACTCGATCCGAAAAAGGATGCGGAAGCCGACGCGCTCGACCGCAAGAACGGGTTCAAGACGTCACAGCAGATCATGACGGAACGGACGGGCGGCGACTTCGATGTGAAGGCGGACACCATCTCGCGCGAAAATGCGCGTTTGGCGGACGCCGGTCAGTCAACGGCGGACAGTTCTACGTCCTCGCCATCCGAAGCCGATCCGGCTCAACTGAAAGAGGATATGCAGGATGCCTGATTTCAACATGAAGGCGCTCGCCTCGACCTTTCTGCAGGCGATCAACGGCGGTTCGCCCGGAGGACTTTCGCTTTGGGCCGTGCGTGCCGAAGCGATCGGCGAAGGGCTGAACGCGGCGCGAAACCTTCGCGAACCCGGCCCTGCAGGCGTCGGGCATATGATGGATTCGAGGCGGGGCCAGCCTTACGGCAAGGGAAGCTTTGTGCGTGTGGTCGGGTCGACGGCGGTGGTGCCGGTGACAGGTCCGATCAATGCGCGGCGAAACTGGAGCTTTACAAGTTACGACGAGATCGCAGCTGACATCGCCATGGTTGCACAAGACCAGGAGATCAATGCGATCCTCATCGACATCAACAGCCCCGGCGGGATGGTTGCCAATATCGATACGGCAGTCAATGCGATCCGGCAGGCAGCGGAAATCAAGCCGGTGACCGCCTTTATCGACGGGATTGGCGCAAGTGCTGCTTACTGGCTTGCGGCGGCTTCCGGCCGCGTGATCGCTTCGCCGACATCACTGGTCGGATCGGTGGGCTCTCTGATCCGTTATGTCGATCTTGAAGGCATTCTCACGAAAATGGGTGCGACCACCGTCGAGGTTATTGCAGCGCAAAGCCCGAACAAGCGGCTCGATCCGAATTCGGAGGAAGGCCGGGCGGAGCTGCAGGCAATCGCCGATGATGGCGCGGAGATGTTCATTGCCGGTCTTGAGCAATCCCGCGGCGTCCCCCGCGCAGATATTCTGGAAAGTTACGGTCAGGGCCTCGTCTTTCATGCCCGGGAAGCGCTGAAGCGCAGAATGGTGGACGCGGTGATGACGCTCGAAGAAACACTCGCGGATCTGGCGGCCCGCAGTGACAATCCCGAACGCGCGGACGCCGCCGCCGCGCCGAACGGCCAGGAGACTATCATGGCAGACAAAGAGACTGGTCAGGCCGAAAAGCCTGCAAAGACGCCGGTCACCGTGGAAGGCCTTCGGGCCGCGCATGGTGAATTGATCAGCGGCATCGAAGCCGAAGCCGAAAGCCGGGGCGCCACCGCCGAGCGCGAACGCATTCTGGGCATCGAGGCGCAGGCCTTGCCCGGGCAGGATGCGCTCATCGCCGAGATGAAGGCGGACGGCAAGACCACGCCGGAACAGGCGGCGGTGCGCGTTCTTTCGGCAATGAAGGCGCAGGGCGGCGGCGCCCTTGCAGCCCTTCAGAAGATGGACAAGGCCGCTGAAGGCGTGGTCTCGACGCCGAGCGGCGATGCGCCGGACGGTGCGAAACCCAAAGCGACCACGCCGGAGGGCTGGAAAGCGGAATGGGAAGGCTCGGACAAGCTCAAGGCTGAGTTCCCGACCGTCGAATCCTACGTGGCAACGATGAGGCGCGAGGCGGCCTGACCGCCTGACGCACCGGGCTTTCCCGCGGGCCTTGCCCTCCGCTTCTCAAAACAGGAACCGATATCATGAACAAGTCCGTTCTCTGGGCGGCTGGTCTTGGCGTGCTTTGCGCCCTGGCTGCCCTCACCATGCTTGCTGCTCCGGATGGCCTCGGCCATGTGGCGCAGTTCGTTCTGTCTCCCGAAACCGGCCTCGCCATGACGACGCTGGCGGCAAATGCCGAGCGCCGATACGTGATGGGCGACAATGCCGATTATCCGATGATCGCCGACGACATCATCTTCCAAGGTGCGGCCGTCGGCGAAAACGGCTCGGGATATTCCCGGCCATTGCAGGCCGGCGATCCTTTCCAGGGGTTTGCCGAGGCCAAGGTCGACAATACCGGCGGATCGGCCGGGGATCTCGACGTGCATGTGAAGACAAAGGGCCGCGTACAGCTTGCCGTTGCCGGAGCGACGGACGTGACGGCAAACGATCGGCCTCTCGTCTATGCGTCCGATGACAACACGTTCACACTGACCGCAAGCACGAACAGTCCGATCGGGACCGTGCTGCGCTGGATTTCCTCCGGCGTCGCGGTTGTCGAGTTCGACGCGCAGCTTGCGTCGGAGATCCGCCTCCGCGTGGCCGGCGACGTCTGATCCGGTTTCCCGACCGGGCAGGCATTTGACCTGACATTGCATCTGAAAGGACAAGACGATGCTTCCAATGCAGCATACGAAAATCACGGAGAGGGGCGTGCGTGGCATGATCCTCGCGGAACTGGAAACTGGTTCCGCCGCCTGGGTGGGACAGCTCGCCATGCAGGTCGGTTCCGACCAGGCGGTCGAGGAATATGCCTGGCTCGGCACCGCGCCCGCCATGCGCGAATTCCTTGACGGGCGCAGCCCGGCCGAGCTGAGGGAGAATTCCTTCACGATCTCGAACAAGGACTATGAAGGTTCGATCACCATCAAGTCCAAGGACATGCGCCGCGACAAGCTGGGCATGATCCGGGTCCGCGTGGCTCAGCTTTCGCAGCGGGCGATGGATCACCCGGCGAAACTGCTGTCGAGCCTGATCATGGCCGGAGAATCCACCACCTGTTACGATGGGCAGTTCTTTTTCGACACCGATCACTCGGAAGGGGATTCCGGAACCCAGTCGAACGATATCGGCCACACCGTTGTATCGTCGACTGCCCCGACAGCCGACGAGTTCGCCGAAGGCATCCTGAAAGCGACCCAGGCCATGTACGGGATCAAGGACGATCGCGGCGAGCCGATGAACCAGTCGGCAAACGAGTTTACCGTGATGGTGCCGACGTCGCTGATGTCCCCGGCGCTCAAGGCGGTGAATATCCTTCTCGGCGAGGGCGGCAAGACCGCGGCCCTTGCCGCGCTGAAGGGCGAGTTCACGATCAACATCGTGATCAATCCGCGCCTGACCTGGACCACGAAGTTTGCCGTGTTCCGCACGGACAACGCCGCCAAGGCCTTCATCCTGCAGGAGGAAGGTCAGCCCGACGTCATCTCGCTTGGCGAGGGGACGGAATACGAGCAGCTCAACAAGGAACAGCTGTTCGGCATCGATTGGTCCGGAAATGTGGGCTACGGCTACTGGCAGTTCGCCTGCCTGGTGACGATGTCCGACGCCTGACCGGCGAGGGACTGACTGAAACCAAAATGCCCCGGCCTCTCGCGCCGGGGCATTCTCCCCGACAAAAAGAAAGACAAGATCATGATTAAGATCACATGCGAAGGCGTAGTGACGATGCCGCGCGGTGCGGTTCTGAAACTGAGCGCTGAACAGGCCAGCCGCCGCGAATGGGCGCTTCAGCCTGTCGAGGGCAAGAAAAGCCAGTTCGAGGTTCTTCAGCCAGTGCAGTTCAAGCATGGCGAGGAATTCGGGTTTCTTGGCGATCCGGAGACGCTGCCGCGTGCCCTGAGGCCGGAAAAGCCCGCCAGAAAGACGGGTGCCCCCCTGGCGGCAAGCCCGAAGGTTCTGACAGCGCGGGCGGTGACGGCGCTGATTCGGGTGTGAGCGGTGGCGAAAACCCTGATGGTGCCGCAAGCAACGGCGCACAGACGCCGGCAAGCTGATGGCGGTTGAAAGTGCAGCCGACCGGTTGAGCTTTCTCGATGCCGACGAGTTCGGCGTCACCGCAAGCTACGTGCATGACGGCGGCGCGGCTATCGAGGTCTCCGGCATCTTCGATGCGGAACACCAGATGCTGGGTCTCGGCGACGGGGACATTGCGTCGGTCGGGCCTGAGTTCAACTGCCGCGAGGCGGATCTGCCGGCCGGCTATGGCGACGGCGACGAGATCACGGTGAATGCGGTTCTCTATTTCGTTCGTCATCCCGAGCCCGACGGGACCGGGATGGTGAAGCTCAGGCTGGAGCGTGACCAGTGATCCACATACGTCGACAGATTCGCGAGAAGATCGCCGCGCTTTTTGACGATGACCGCCCGTTGATCTTCAAGCGGGTGGAGACCGACCGCGTGCACCCCCTCGACGGCAAGACCATGCTGCCCTGCCTCGAGGTGAGTTTCGAAGGTGAGGAGATCGGCGAACGCGCCATGCTTGGCGAGGCCAAGCAGCGACTGATGAACTTCGCAATCACCCTTTCGGCGAAAACCAAGGATCTCGCCGATGCACTCGATGAAAGGGCGCTGATTGTCGAACGCAAGATGGCGGCGGACATGACGCTTGGCGGCCTGGTGCTGCATGTCCAGCACACCGGCACGACATACGAGACATCGCCGGACGGGGAAGCCCGGGCCGGCGCATTGCAGCTTACCTATGCGGCGCTGGTGATGACGCCGGAGGGTGACGCCTCTCGGCGTGCCTGATCCTCATCACGACACCTCACGACTTATCTTTGAAAGGAACAGGCGATGACCGTTTATTCGGGCAATGACGGCGTGGCGAAGGTTGGTGCTTCCCCGGCCGAGGTCTCCAAGGTGACCGAATTCCAGATCGAGGCCACAGCCGAGGTCGATCGCACCGACGGCATGGGCGAGGAGTGGACAGACAGCCTGGTGACGAAAAAGAATTGGTCCGGTTCAATGACCTGCAAGCGCAATGCGGCGGACACGAACGGGCAGGAGGCGATTGTCGAGGTCGGAACCGTCATTGCTGCGGAGTTCTATCCCGACAGTGACGCCACCGGACGAACGAAGCTTTCGGGTGATGTCATCGTGACCGGCGTGACCGAGGGTGCAAACCACGAGGCGGCTAATGAAATCAGCTTCTCATTCCTCGGGAAGGGCGCGCTGACGCGCGGCACGGTGGGCGCATGACGGCGCTTCTGGACAGGGCCCGGGCGCACTGGGCTGAATCGCGCTCGGGCAAGGTGGAGATCGCAGAGTGGGGTGTGACCGTGCATTACAACGCGATGACGCTCAGGGAGCACAACGTCTTCGAGCAGGATTATGCCAATGACCCGACGCTGGCGATTGCCAAGCTGGTGCAGGCACGTTCGCTCGACGACAAGGGAAAGCGGTTTTTCGATGACGATCTGTCGACGACGACGGGGCTGCGCGACGATACCGATCCACAGATCCTGCTGAAGCTCGCCACCCATATGCGCGGCCAGGCGAGCGAAAAGCAAGCGGCAAAAAACTAAGGGCCGATCCGGTTCTGATGAACAAGTTCATCCTGGCGAGCCGGATCGGAATCTCCGTGCGGGAACTCGAAGACACCATGACGGCGGAGGAATTCGCCCACTGGCAAGCGTTTTTCAAGCTGATCAAGGCCCATAACTGATGCTTCCAAATCTCACCTATGACCTGCTGGCTCGGGACAAGACAGGCAAGGCTTTCCGCAGCATGGGCGACAATGTCGACCAAACGGAAAAGAAGGTTGGCCGGCTCAAGTCCATGTTTTCCGGGCTTGGCGGCATGGCCGGCAAGATCGGTGCACTGGGCGGTGTTCTTGGCGCCGCCGGGCTTGGCAAGTCGATCATGTCGACGGTGAACGCGGCTGACGAATTGTCCAAGACTGCGCAGAAGATCGGCGTTCCGATCGAGGAGTTGTCGCGGCTCAAATACGCCGCCGATCTTTCCGGTGTGTCGTTCGGCGGGTTGCAGACGGCGGTGGCCAAGCTGTCGCGCAACATGGATGAGGCGAACACCGGAAACAAGGAATACGCCGAAGCGTTCGAGCGGCTGGGGATCAATGTCGCCGATGCAAACGGCAAACTGAAGCCTGCCTCGCAGGTGATGGCGGAAATGGCCGACCGTTTCAAGACCATGCCGGACGGTGCCGAGAAGACGGCTCTTGCAATGGATCTGATGGGTCGCTCGGGCGCGGACATGATTCCAATGCTCAATGGCGGCACGGAAGCGATGCAGAAGCTGATGGGCGAGGCCGGGAAATTCGGTCAGGTCTTCACACAGGAAATGGGGGCAAGCGCCGAGGCGCTGAACGACAACATGACCCGGATCAAGGGTTCGTTTGGCTCGCTGTCGGCGCAGATGACCGAAGCGCTGCTGCCCGCGCTTGAAAAGTTCTCGGCTTTTGCGGCAAATCTCGCCGGCCGGTTCAGCGAGCTTTCGCCGACTACAAAGAGTTTTGTCGCCGTTGTCGGTGGGCTTACCGTGGCGATGGCAGCGCTGGCGGTTCCGCTTTCTGCAGTTGTCATCGCTCTTGGCGCCGTCAGTGCGCCGGTGCTTGCCGTGGCGGCGGGTATCGGGCTGGCAACGGCGGCGGTGGTGGCGTTCTGGCCGGAGATAAAGGCGCTCGGACAGACTATCAAGGAGTTCAGCTCAACCGCACTTGCTTCCTTGACGCAATTTGGAAACCAGCTGGTGAGCGTGTTCACCACGCTGCCCGCTAAGATGATCGAGATCGGCGGGCAGATTCTATCCGGTCTATGGCAGGGGCTGAAAGGCAAGGCGTCCGAAGTCATAGACGGGGCGGTGGGCATCGCCTCGGACCTGGTCGATTCGATCAAGTCGCGGCTCGGCATACAGTCGCCGTCGCGGGTGATGATGGATATTGGCAACAACATCATGGCCGGACTGGACCAGGGCATGCAGTCGATGACTGGTTCTATCACCGGCTCGGCCGACGAGATCGGGCGCACCATCGGCGATGCCTTTTCCAAGGTGATTGATGGATCGATGAAGGTGAAGGACGCGCTGAAACAGGTTGCCAGCCAGGTGCTGTCAATGGTTGCGAACAAGGCAATCCGCAGCCTTTTTGACGGGCTGGGTGGCGGCGGCGGGTTCTTTTCATCGCTGCTTGGCGGCCTGTTTGGCGGCTTCCGGAAGGATGGCGGACCGGTGTCTGGGGGCTCGAGCTATGTGGTTGGTGAGGACGGGCCGGAGATCTTCCGTCCGTCAAAAAGCGGCAGGATCGTCGCAAACAACGAGATCGCGGGAGGCGGTTCGCGCGACCCGGTAAATGTCTATCAGACGTTCCAGATCCAGGGAGCGATATCTTCAAGGGATGTGCAGACAATGGTTCGGCAGGGTGCGGCAGAGGCAGTGGATACAGTCAAGCGCAACCTTGAAGAGTGGGGCGGCACACTGGCCCGTGACGGCGGTTTCGCATGATCACCGCACCGAAAGTCTACGACTGGCCGTCGCAAATCGTTCTGTCGTCGCAATTGTTCCATGCCGGCGGTCAGATCCGTGACGGCGGCTTTACCTCCTCCGGGGCGCGGGTGGGATATCCCGAGCCCGGCGGACGTTCATTTCTGGAAATGGAGTTTCCAAGCCAGAGGCATGGTCCGACAGACACACTCATCTCGTGGCTGATGTCGCGGATTTCAAACGGTAACCTATTTCGCGTTCCGATCGGTCGGAGCGTGCAGGTTCTTTCGGACAGTGACCTGGGCCTTTCCGGCGGCGCTACGGGAGGGTTGTTATGGGCGGCCGAAGGTCTTGTTCCGGCTCGCCCATGGGACGGCGGCAACTTGTGGGCCTATGAACCCGGGGCGGTTGCGGCTGCCGCTGCGCTAGAAGGCGTGACGGAACTCAGCATCGATGTCGGATCGCTTCCGTCCACGCTGAATGCAGGGCATGTGTTTGGCATCGATGACACAGCCTATCTGGTGGATGATATCGATTGGGACGGATCGATTGCCACCATCAAGATCGATCCCCCTTTGCGCGCCGATCTTTCGGAGGATGACTTCATCACTTTTCGTCCAAAAATGATCGGCTTCGCCGTAAACCCGGAAAGCTTCAGAGCGAATTACGGCTCGGCAAGCACAATCCGGCCCGGCCCGGTGACAATGATGGAAGCTCTCCTGTGAGCCTGTTCTACGATCGCCTTGATGAGATCATCGGCGCCACCGACAGCCAGTCGGAAATCCGCGCGATGGTTCGCCAGTGCTGGTTTTTTGACTTTGACGGCTATCCGCTGCGGGTCTGGATAGGGCAGGGAAAACTCCACACTTCGGACAGCAACACCTGGCTTGGCAGTATGAATGGGAATGGTCAAAGCCTGTTGCAGCCGCCCCGGATCTCTGATGGTCGCGATGGCACGGCGCCCACTTACGATTTCAAGATACTGCTTGTCGACACGCCCGGCGCGAGGGCTCAGGAGATGTACGATGCGATCAAGGCTGAGCAATGGCGGGTAAACGAGCGCCCTCTGACCGGATATCACGCCCTGTTTCAGGTTGGCGAAGGTCTGCGGCCGAACACACCTCTTGAGTTCTTTAAGGAACTCACCATGCAGTCCGTGCTGTTTGATGAGAGCCTGGATATGGAGGGCACATCGATCGTGCGGCGGTACAGCGTCACCGTGATAGCCAAGGACGGAAATGCAGGACGGTCCAACGTGCCGGGAGGCACTTACAGTCCATCGGTTCAGCGGGCGCGCGCAAGGCAGCTTGGACTTGATTACGACGACAAAGGCTGTGATTTCGTGGCCTCTCTCTCCGACCGGACATATCAGATCCCATGATCCGCGTGGCAAGGCCTGAGGATCTTCGTCCGATCGTGCGGCTGGCGATCCAGATATTCGAAGAGGCATTCCCGTTCGACCTCAATGAAGACCACGCTGTCAACGCGCTGGCCATGATCATGTTCGGCAATGGCTATGTGCGAGTGGCAGAAGCGGGTGGCGAAGTGGTTGGTTTTTTGGTCGGAACCATATCGGCGAGCGGCTTCTGGTCTCAAGAACTGTGCGCAGTCGAGGCCAAGTTCGGCATTCATCCTGACTATCGCGGCGGCAAGTTGGCGAGGGCGTTCATGTGTGATTTCGAGGCATGGGCAAAGAGCATGGGTGTCAATACCGTGGTTATGGCCTGTGAGACCGATCTCTCCGGTGATCGTGTCGGAAAATTGTATGAGCGTGGCGGGTATGTCGCGTCCGAGACAGTTTACAGGAAATCAGTCTGATGAGCCGCATCAAGGCCTTTGCGCTGTCTCTGGCGCTAACGACTGCCATGTATCCGGTCGAGGCTCACGCTTTCGTGTTTACGGCGATTGTGGGTTTCGTCGGCGGTGCGTTGGCTGGCGCGGGGGTTCTGACGCCGCTTGTGTTTGCCGGTTCCATTGGCGTGGTGAATGCTGGTGTTGCTGTCGGTGCGTTTTTGGCAAGCGGGCTTGGCTCGCTTCTTCTGTCTGCGGGCGCCTCTGCGCTCCGCGCGTTTCTTGGTGGACGCCAAGGCCGCGGAGGGCAGGCGCCGTCCATTGAAGCGGCGAAGGTGAATGTCCGCATCGAGGAGCCAGAGCGGTGGCTGCACGCCGGTCTTTCGCGGTCAGGCGGCGGGGCGCTGTTTGGAGAATATGACGATGAAGGCGCTTTTTGGGCACTCTATGTCCATGGGGATGCCGAACTCGTCAACAGGGTTCAGATCTATCTCGATGATCGCCCTGTCACGCTTGATGGCAGCAACAATGTGATCACCGACGAATTCTGCCTGGACACATCGAAGAACCAGTATTCGGGGTCAGGCACCAAGGTTCCTTATTTTAGGATTTGGACAACAACCTATACTCAATCCGATCCGGTCCCGCCTGCAATTACAGCGTTCAAAGATAAATTCTCTCAATGGGACGATGAGCATGTTTTGGCGGGCACATGCTTTTCAGTGATGCGGTGCGCCCCGCTGGAAGCTGAAAACCGATACAAGGCGTATCGGTGGCGTGGCGTTTTCAATCTCGGAGAGCCCTCGGTATCCATCGTCGGGCAATGGTCACGCTGTTACGACCCGCGCGAGGAATCGCATGACATCGACGATCCGTCGACATGGGAGTTTACGCGCAATCCCGTCCTTATCTGGGCATGGTTTCGCACGCAGCCCTATGGGCGCAACAAGCCGATGTCCTCGATCAACTGGACCAAGGTCGCAGAGCAGGCCGATGTCTGCGACCAGACGGTAACAGGCCTCGCCGGCGCGGTGCCACGCTACCAGTGCGGCATCTCGATTCCGGAGAGCAAGGAAAGGCACGTTGCCGAGGCTGAGATCCTGCTCTCGTGCGACGGGATCATCATGTTCGATTCGGAAGGCAAGGCTTACGCCAATGTCGGGTACTATCAAGCCCCGACGCTGAGGCTTACACGGTCGCGTGACATCATGGCAATGGCGAGCCGGGAATCGGTCAACGGCGAAAGCGAGACCGATGGGGTTGTTGTCCGATACATGGAACCGGAACTTGGCTACAAGCCGCAGCCCTGCGCGGCATGGGTTAACCCGAATTATTTCGTGGAAGGCACAACACCCCGATATCTGAAGATCGATATCCTGTCATGCCAAGACCACAATCAGGCCATGCGCCTTGCCAAGGCGCTCGCGCTGCGCAGTCAATCTTTGCATCGCCTTGCTCCAACCGCCGGGCTGCGTGGGCTTAAAGCCCAGCGTGAGAGGATCATCGACCTTGTCTATGATGACACGTTTACGGGTGACTACGAGATCGCAACACCTGTTGAGGTGGATCGGAGCGGTGTGGCGGTCCAGTTCGGGTGCGTCCCGGTGGACGAAAACCGTTGGACGCTGCTCGAGGGTGAGGAAAAGCCCCGCCCCGCAATCCCGGAGCCGATCACGGAATCCGGAGATCCGGTCCTTCCATCCGGCGTCACGGTGTCGTCAGTGGCGATTGCCGGATCCGGCGGGAGCGCCGTCAGGATCGAGGCCACGTTTGATGCCTCACCCCGCCCGGATCACCGGTATGAGTTTTACTACCAGCTCGAGGGCGAGAGCAACTGGCGACCGATGGTCGTTCGAATGGATGATCAGATTGCCTATTCCGACACGGTGCCCAACGGGACAAGCCCTGACGTCCGGTATCGCACGGTCACATCTTCAGGCAGAGCTACCGGATATGTTGACCCCGTCGTAACGGTCAACGCGGTTGCCGATACAACGGCACCAGAAGATGTGATCGCACTCAGCGCCACAGGCGGGTCCGGTGTGATCGATTTCGAATGGACCAATCCGAATAGCGCCAATTTCTTTGCAGCGCGGGTTTATCTGCATACGGCGGATGATTTCGGGGCTGCTTCCCTCATAGCGGTGGAATACGGCGCGGCAAACTCCGCCGATACATTCCAGGAAACAGGGCTGAGCGCCGGCACCTATTACGGGTGGGTGGAAGCCATCAACGGTTCCGGTGTTGCCTCTGACGAGGCCGCGACCGGAGCAATTACCGTCACCTAGACACGCTTTCAAAATCGATGAGGCAAACATGATTCCGTCAGCAACTGCACGGTCCGCGATCCTTGGTGTCCCGCTCGACCCCAACAAGCAGCCCTCCGGGTCCAGCGTTGTCCGGGCGATCGAACAGCTCGATGCCCGCGTGATAGCAAACAGCGCCGGTGCGCTGATCAGGAACTCGGTGGCGAACCTGAGCACGTTGTCTTCTCCTGCGGCCGGCGCCATGGCCTGGGTCATCGGTGACGCCACGGTTGCAAACAACGGGGTCTATGAAAACACCGGAACATCGGGTTCCCCGACATGGGATCGCCGCGGGCCGCTGCCGTTCGCCTATATCAACGCCATCAATGTAGGCGCCGGCACCGCCAACGCGATACAGGTGACAACGGCGATCCCGATCCCCACAGAGGATGGTGCGGCTGAAATCCTTGTGCCAATCGTGTCTGCCAATACAAGCGCCACTGTGACCCTCGCTATCAATGGCGAAAGCCCTCTGCCGGTGAAAACGCAATCGGGCGGCAATCCTTCAATTGGCGGATTGACCGGCTTCATGAAGGTGATCAAGCTGTCCTCGACATGGCGGATGATGACCGACCAGGCCAGCGCTGCAATACAGTCTGCGGCGGAAGCCGCTGCGGATAGGGCAGAAGCGGCTGCCGACGATGCTGTCGCCGCTGCGGCGTCAATCATTTCGCTTTCCAGCTATTCGATCACAACAGCGGCAAGCGCCGCAACAAATACAACCGGGTTCGGCAACCTTGAGGCGGCCTATGCAGGTCGAAATGTGGACCTCCAGGGCGGCACCTATGCTGTGACATCCATCCCGGTCGGCAACCAGTATTTCAACGGGGCTTTCAGCGTCTCCGGCACGATCTACGTCATGCCCCGTTTGCCCTTTGGCCACCCTCTCGATGGTGGTGTCTATCACGTGCCGACGCAGGGTGGCCCACGACAGCACCCATGGGTAGGGCCTGCAGGTGTTTTCACCGATGACACAATGGTTCGATTCCTTGCTGCGGATGGAACATTTCATGAGACAGACATCGGCGGGCGCCTCTTGATGGAGGTCAGTTTTTCCGGCGGAGCATCGTGGATCAATCCGATCACGGTATACCAGTCGGATTCGTTTGAGCCGCGCGGGCTTGTCGGGGGTATGAACCAGGCGCGGACCCGCATGCTTGTCACATGGCTTGACAGTGCGGGAAGCGCCGGAAATCTGCGATATGCATTCACCACCGATGGCGAAAGCTACACCAAGGGCGCGATCGTCGGCGGCGCGTCCGTGTTCTATCCGCACGGTGATATGGTTGAGGATGCGTCGGGAAACGTCTACGTGTTCGGCGTTCGAAGCAGTACCGCCTTGTGCGTTGCAAAGGGCGTGTGGGGCGGGTCAGATTTTACGTGGACCGTGACCACGATTGCCACGCTGGCCGGTGGCGGCGAAATCGCGGAACCCGTTGCGCTGCTCACCGTATCCGGATGGGTCATCATCGTCCGCGACGACAACAATACGAACTCCGGAAATGCCTATGGTCTGACATGCGATCTGGATTTTTCCAATCCATCATCATTTAACGATAGCGGCATACCGCTTGGCAAGAACCCGGCCGCGGGGATCAGCGCCTGGGGACGCGGCCACTACTATCTCACCGCGCGCCGATCGACTCCGATCTATGGGTATCAGAATGTTCTGCTGCACGGCGAGGTAGACCTTGACGCGCTGTATGCGGCAGACGGTGTGTTCCCTTCGTCTGTAATCTGGCGTCCTGTTGTGCGATTGGATAATTTTGGCCTCGGCTACACCACCATCTACCGCGAAAAAGGTGGTCGCTTTGCCGCGATGGCGATGGAAGCTGAAGCACAAGTCGGGTCTCCGAATTATGCGCCTGGCCGGATTGTCAAGATCGGAGGGCAGCCCATTTCCGCGTCGGTTCCAGCCGCCGTCGCGCAACGCAGATCGACGCCTCCCGCGCAATACGACCCCGGAATCCAGCACTGGACCGCTTCAACCAGTATTGTTTGTGCCGCCGGCACTCTGACAAAAACATCTGATGGGCTTATGTGTTCGTCCAACACGGAAAGCATGACCGTGGCCAGGGAGGTGATCGGCGACGGTTTGCGTGATCGTCTACCTCATAAACCTTACTATGCTGCACGGTGCACATCGGCCGTTGGCGGAAGCGGTCGCTATTTTCGGAGGCGCGTCTATGGTCGCGAAGCGGTTGAGCGACTGGCGCGTCAGCCGCATCGTCTGAATTTCATCTGGTCCGGCGATCTTCCCGGATACTACCAGTTTGGAATTGCGGTCAATTTCGGGTCTGGCGGATCGACAACGGTCACCGATGCGGTGACCGCCGCGCAGGATGAAGACACCGACAACCCGCTGATCTGGCTGTCCGAGATCTTGGCATTCGGTCCGTCCGACATGGATGGAAAGTCCTGGGGCGCACTGCCATATTTCGAAATATCGATGCTTGCGAATGATGCCGGCGCGGTTGATGGCTATCTGTACGGGTTCTGGTCAGACACCTCGATTCATCAGATCCCGCTCGATCCCGCTGATCTCAATGCCGACCGGGCCGTGATCGACAAGCACATCATGAAAATGCAATTTGCTGCCGATGACATGGTTTGCGTCACGAACCGGGCATCCGACGATGTCGGAATCGGCAATGTTCCGATCAGTCCGCGAATGATATCGGACCCGGTGATGAGCCTGATCGACAGCACCACCGCGGCGAGCTTCTACGTCAACTCGTCAGGCAACACGCTCAGCGATTTCAGCTTTGACGGTGTTGGGCGAAACGGGTTTCGACTGCGTGTCGAACGCACCGGCGCCTTCAGCGGCAACAGCCAGGAAATCCGGTGCGTTTCGAGCGGGACGATACTTCTCGACGCGCAGCCCGCGCCTTAACCACCACAAGGACATCATCATGTTTGACCGCAAGGCATTCTTTGCGGCGCTCAGGCGTCGTGGCAGCGGCGTGTTTGGCACGCGGCTTTCCCAGAAACAGGTTGAAGGCGTCGATGCAATACTCGACGAGGGCATTTCGCGCCGCACGCCGCTCAAGCACATGGCCTATATCCTGGCCACGGCCTACCACGAGACCGGTGGCAGGATGCAGCCGATCCGGGAAAACCTGAACTATTCGGTTTCCGGGCTTCTCGAGACCTTCGGTCGGCATCGCATATCGGCTGCGGACGCGCGAAAATATGGCCGCTCCGGATCGCGCAAGGCCAACCAGGAGGCAATCGCCAACATCATCTATGGCGGGGAGTGGGGACGGGAAAATCTAGGCAACACCGAACCCGGCGACGGGTGGCGCTTTCGGGGCGGCGGTCTGCCGCAGAACACCGGCCGGCGCAATTACACGCTCCTGGGACTTGCCGATCGGCCTGACCTCGTCACCGATCTCAAGACCTCGGTTCGTATGATGTTCGATGCGATGGAGCAGGGCATTTACACCGGCAAGCGGCTCGACGATTACACCGATTTCCTGTCGATGCGCAGGATCATCAACGGAACCGACAAGGCGGAAAAGATCGCGGCCGAGGCCGAAGCATTCCAGGCGGCACTGCGCGCAAGCAACTGGGGGCTCTATCCGGTGCAGACGCCGCTGCAGGCGCCGGAGACGAAGCGTATACCGAAAGAGGTGGAGGAGGTGGTCGAGGATGCCGCGGCCGACAACCGGGTTTCGATGACCGAGGTGGGCGCCGCGTGCTCGGGGATCGCCGGTACCGCGACTGCGGTCAATGAAGCTGCCGAGGCGGCGAAGGAAACCGGCGTGACGCTTTTGGGCATGGGTCCGTGGGTGCTGGTGGCGCTGCTCGCCGCCGGGTTCGCTGGCTACGTGATCTTGGAGCGGCGCCGAAAGAAGAAGCAGGCCCGCGCTGCAAAGGCAGTGATGTGATGGGCGTGCTCGACATGATTCCGGGAGTTTCCAGGCTGAAACTCCGGCTGATTGCCTGTGCTGCGTTCGCGGTCGCCGGATTGATCATCGCCGGTCTGATCTATCGGGCCGGTCAGACATCCACTCAAATCGACAAACTCAAAGACACGGTGAAAGCCCATGAGACCAGCGACAGAATCAGCTCCGAAGTCGATGAAATGGGCCTTGTTGCTCGCTGTCTTGAGCTTGGCGGGATGCCAGACAAATGCGACGAACTGCGCGGGCTGGACCCCGCCGCCTCGCGTCAATGACCCTGCCTCGCTTGTGGTCACGGAAGGTCCGCTTGCGGCCTGGACGATCAAGACCGACCGGTTCGGCAAGGCGCAGGGGTGCTGGAAATGACTGTGACGGAACTTCAATGGATCGTCGGCCTTTCGGTCACGGTGGTTATCGCGATCGCCACGATCGCCATAGGAGCTTTCCGTGCCATGGCAGCCAGGCTTGACCGCGTCGCCGAAAAACTCGGCTCCGAAATCAAGGACGGCGACAAGGAGCTTGCCCGGGCCATCAAGGATGGCGACGATCAACTTCACAATCGCCTGAACCGGGTTCGCGAGGACTATGTGCCGCGCCGCGAGCTCGACGATCACATGAACCGAATTGACAAGACCCTCGATGAAATCAAGGGCTCTCAGAAGAGCATTATTGATTTGCTGACCAGCCGGTCGGCCTCCTGATCCCGCATCCCCGCGGGATACCCCGCCACCGCTCGAAGCGAATTTGCCGATCGGTGGCTTCGCAGTCAGGCCCCGCGTCCTTCCCCGGGCGTGGGGCTTTTCTGTTTTTGCGGGATGGGCTATCGCACCCGGCATGGTCGACAAGGCAATCACGCTCAAGACATTCGGGGATCTGATCAGGCACGGATTCAGGCTGACAGGCTTTTGCCGGCGTTGCGGCGTTCACAAGGACATCGACCTGAGTGCAGTGCCGCCCGAGCGGGTTTATGTCGGTGCGCGGTTTAAGTGCCGCGGATGCGCGGGCAAGGTCGATATCACGCTAAGCCCGCTCTTGACCGGCGGCGGTGCGGTTTCGCCGGCGCTGGATCGTTGGCGGGGCAGGTGACGGGCTGTCCCGGGGTGGCGGTTATGTTGCCTTCTTGTTTGGGCGGGTCAACCGCTCATTGCCACAGACCTCCAAATCTTCTGCCGGGAGCCACACGGCTTGCGTCTCTGCATAGCGCGGGTCATTTCGCGACATGTGGTATATGGACTGTCCAGCGTAAGGCCCGTGTTCCATTTCTCCGGAATAGTCCCACTCGGCTTCATAGCCAATCAGGCTGACCATGTGTGGCCTGAGTGTCGTCAGATTTTTTGGGTTGAATACCGCTCGCATGGCCTTGCCTCCAATCTGGATTCAAAAACTGCCTGCTTCTTTTCGCATCGCATCCAGCTCTAGCGTCAGCACATTGACGCGAGCCAAGGCCACCATATCGATCGAGTACACCCGCTTAGCTGTCCGGGTACCGTGAACCTCAACAACGATGCCTTCGGGGGATAGGCGAGATGTCACCTCGTGGTGGTCCTTGATCTGCTGGCACAACTCTTTCAATCTTTCCTCGATCATGCTCGCCTCCTAGTTGGACCTGCGCATAAGCGGAACGCGATGCCGCTTGCAGGTGGGTTTGTCTTGCTCTCTTTCTGTTGCCGCGTACCAGCACCCGGTGAAGTCCTCGACTGGTGCGCGCTCGTCATCTGTCAGAAACGCGCCACACATTTCACACCGGGCCAGACCATCGGCGGCATCCAGAAGGATGTCGAGATCTTCGCGACGGACATACGGCATGGGCGCTCCTTAGTTGGACTTGCGGCCAGCCAGAACGTGCTTTGCGTACTCCTGGTGCTGATCGTCTTTGTAAAAGGTCGTTGATAGCGTCGTTAGGCCAGACCGCAGCCGCTCGATTTCTTTCTGCGCACCGGCAGGAACGGACTGCCAAACGCCGTTCGCGTCTTTGGCTTCCATACTGCCGCCGGGGGTCGTGCGGATGTTGGACATGCTGCCGCTCCTTTCAGGACTTCCGTTTCTTCGCCCGGTGACGGCTGACCTGCAGCGCGTTCCGGGCGCGGTCAAAATCTTCGGCCAATCCGGTCACGTCATCGCCCGGTCTGATCTCGCGCATGCCTTCATGGATGATCAGCATGACGTCTTTCTTTCCCAGCTCTTCTGCGAACCATGCCGCATCCGTGCCCGAAACCCCAAGGCACATAAGGGTTGCGACGTGCACCTGGTCGCCGGATCGAGCGGCTGACAGCAACAGGTTTCGTTCGATCAGCGCGCTGCGCGGGCGCGTCGGCCTGGGCGGCGGCTTGTCCTGCCAGCACGTACCGATTTTGTCGAGCTTGACGCCCGCATAGTGCATCACACGGCGTTGCGCTTCGCGCTCCGGACGGCCCGGGCCGATCAGCACATATCCCCAATCCACGTTCTTCATGTGGATTTTCTATACACATTCTTGCAGGCTTGTCTTGCTCCAACATTCTTATCAATGTATGTTATTTGTACAGAATATGTCCAGTAGGTAGCCAATGAAAACGATGACGCTCAACCTCAAAAATGAGGAAATGCAGGTGCTGGAAGACCTTTCCGGCGCACAGGATTTATCGAAAACAGCCGTCATCCGTCAGGCGCTTCGCCTGTATCAGATGGTTCACAGGCGCATGCAGGACGGCGAAACAATGCATTTCAGCGGCGATCCTGAACGGGCGCTGCAATTCATAGGGCCGGGCTTTTCTTCCGGCCCATCCAAATAGCCCGGAGGCCAGCGTGAAGTCAGACCTAATCGATATTTCTGTGCAATTCCAGCACCAGACAGACGCCGCCGTTTGCGTTCGAGCAGTCGAGGATGGCCCAGACATCTGGATACCGAAATCGCAATGCGAGATCCTGCAAACTGCCCCTCGTCGCGGGCACTACATCCTGCTGACGACAGATGAAGCGACCGCGACCGACAAGGGTCTGGTATAAGTCCAACTAGCCCGGAGGCTGATATGCCCGATGATCTGACCAGCTTTGATGCCTGCGAATGCCCCCGGTGCGGCATCGCGACCAAGCCGCGCAAAACAAACAAGGATGGTTCGGTGCGGTATCGCCACAGTTGTGGGGATGGTGTCCGATACTCCTGGTCAATCGACCGCGACGGCGACATCTGCCGCGAAATTCAAACGTCCAACTAG